AAGGTCACTGCTCTATCGGCACACGACCCGAACACAAAGACTTCTGGCACAAGAACGGTGCCTTGAAGATTGGCAACAATAATATGTTCCGTGAGTTTGTTACTATCAATTCGGGTACGACTACACCTACAGAGATACACAACGACATTATTATGTTGCGTGGTTCTCATGTGGCACACGACTGTATCATTGAAGATGGTACAACCCTAAGTGTCGGTGCTATCATTCTTGGTCATGTCCATGTGATGAAAGAAAGTAACTGTGGGTCTGGTTGTGTCGTACATCAACATCAGGTCATCGGCGCCTGGTCTATGATTGGTATGGGTGCAGTAGTGCCTAAGAAAACATTAGTAGAACCTGGCAAAGTTTGGGTAGGTAATCCTGCAAAGATACTAAGAGACAATAGTTATCTTACCAAGAACATACCTCACGGTGTAATGGCACACCAGAAACTACGATGGAAGGATGCCATATCTCATCACATCAACAACGAGAAAAAGTAATGTTTGATCCTTGCCTACTTGTAATGCAGCCCAGAAACATTCAACCTGCTCTGGAGTCCTACAAGAAAAGTTTTGATATACCTATGGTGTTCTTCAAGGCGTTTACAGAACCCCAAGTGACATTACAACTGAACAAGTACATAAAGGAACACGATTACACCCATTACATTATTATCGGTGATGATGCGATTGTCACTAGACAAGCAACAGAAACTGTGTTACAATATACAGAGAGTAAGAAGTGTGATGTATTCACTGGTTGGATGAATATGCACATAAACGATGATGGTAGTTTTAGTGAACAGTCAACAGTCAATCAAAACAGAATTCGTTGCACAGACCCGAGTTGGGGTCCTGCAAGAGAAGAATATGGTGAATGGATAACGATGGAGATGATGAGAAAACTCCCACCAGAGTTAGTCAGAACAAGTTATGCCAACTTTGCGTTGACAGGTATGACCAAAGAGTTGTGGGAACAATACCCTATCTCATGTTGGCCTAGAGGTAACTCGTCTGACCATCATCTATCATTACGATTACAAAACGATGGGGTGAAAGTATGGACACACCCTAAGGCATTTATCAGACACTTGAGAAAAGGTTGGGCACCACTGCCAGATCATTGGTTGGTTGGTAGTGTTCCACCGGAGATTATAGAATGGCAGAACTAAAAGATTGGTTGAATAGTATCAACTACACAAAGAAAGATGTTATGATTGATGAGTATGAGGAAAAGAAATATCCGGCATACATCGTCAACAAATGTCTAGCACCATTTCCAGATACCGTGTTCTATGTCAATGAGATGAACCGACTACACGGATTGGACAACCGCCTCCAATACGACTTTTTACTAAATAGTCTAAGGAAACGCAAACGCTTTGCTAAGTGGATGAAGTCTTCCAAAATTAAAGATTTAGATGTGGTGAAAGAATATTATGGCTATAGCAATGAGAAAGCCAAACAGGCTCTAAAAGTTCTTACCGAAGAGCAAATAAAAATAATAAAAATAAAATTAACCAAGGGCGGTAAACATGGAAGAATTGGAGTGGACACCTGACCTAATGCTAGAGGTTGGGTTATCGGAAACCGATGACTTCCTAAAAGTTAGAGAAACATTATCAAGGATAGGAGTTGCGAGTAGAAAGGAAAGAAAGTTATATCAATCTTGTCATATACTACATAAGCAGGGTAGATACTTTATTGTTCATTTCAAGGAGTTGTTTGCGTTGGATGGGAAGCCCACCAACATATCAATCAATGATGTTGAGAGAAGGAACACTATTGCCGGCCTATTGGAAGATTGGGAATTGATTAACATTATTGGACAAGCTGAACCAAAAGCACCTCTATCACAAATCAAAGTTCTTTCTTTTAGGGAAAAAGACAGCTGGTGTCTTGAAACCAAATACAACATAGGCAACAAGAAAAAAGTTGAATATTAAGAAAAATATTGATTGATGTTAGTAGCAGTATATGAAAATAAGAGATACCAAACCTTTTATATTCCTTACGAGAAAAAAGAAGAGCTTAAAAGGTTGTTTGCAGAAGAAGGTATCAAATGGTACACAATGAGTTGGTTTGAAGGAGAAGAAGAATATGTCAATAAAGCTATTACGGCTGAAGTCGGGTGAAGATATTGTTGCTGATATAGATGAGAATGAAGATACAGTAACAATAGAAAACCCAGCACAGATTATGCCTATGGGAGGTTCTAATGGTCAAGGTATGCAGCTGGGGTTTGCTCCTTGGATTCCTTTTGCCGGAACTGCAAAGGTGAAGGTGGATATTCCAAGAGATTATATCATTTTCATTATTGAACCAGCAAAAGACATAGTAAATAATTATAGACAGGCGTTTGGCTCTGGCATCGTTGTGCCAGATGTTCAAGTAGATACACAATCACTCTTGACAGAATAGCGTTTTTCTGATAAGCTGTATACTATGTCAGAAAACTTTTACACAAGCGTAATTCAAAAAGGTAATACACTTCTTGTCCGTGCGATTGAGGACGGCAAGAGAGTACAGCGCACGGTCAAATATAAACCTACTCTTTACATTAGGTCTAAGGAAGAAACTGAATATAAGACCTTAGAAGGTCATAGTCTGAAACCTATTCAGTTGTCCGGTATGAGAGAGGCAAGAGACTTTCTCAAAAACTATGAAGATCAGCCTGGCACCATCTATGGCATGGAGAGATATATGTATTGTTATATCTCCGAAATGTATCCTGGTCTAGTTGAATGGAATCAAGAGAAGATTCTAACTATCACGATTGATATTGAGGTTGCCAGTGAAAACGGTTTCCCTGATCCCAATGTGGCAGAAGAAGAAGTCCTTGCCATCACAGTAAAGAACCACAACACGAAGAAGATTATCGTGTGGGGTATCTATGACTACAACAACACAAGAGATGATGTTGAGTTTATCTATTGTGATGATGAGAGAGTGTTGCTAAACAAGTTTGTCGAGTTTATGGCAAACGTGAAACCAGATGTCTTGACAGGTTGGAACACAACATTCTTTGATGTTCCTTATCTTTGTAATCGCATCAAAAATCTGTATAGTGAAGATATGATGAATGCCATGTCACCGTGGAATACTGTGACACAGGAGTATACATCTATGTTCGGTCGTGATGTTACACGATACAACATTTGGGGTGTTGCTAATCTTGACTATATGGATCTTTATCGTAAGTTCACATATACAAACCAAGAATCATTTACACTTGATTACATTTCTATGATTGAGTTGGGTGTAAAGAAAGACCCGAACCCATACGACACATTCAAAGAGTGGTACACAAACGACTACCAATCGTTTATCGACTACAACATCAAAGACGTTGAACTAGTAGATGCTCTAGAAGATAAACTCGGCATGATTCAGTTGATGCTCACGATGGCATATGAGGCAAAAATCAACTACATGGATGTCCATTCTCAGGTTCGTATGTGGGATGTTATTATCTATAACTATCTGCTTGAGAAAGGTATCATCATACCTCAACGTACAAAGAGTAGTAAAGGTGCCAAGTATGTGGGTGCTTATGTGAAAGAACCTCAAGTAGGCCAACACGAATGGATTATGTCGTTTGACTTGAATAGTCTGTATCCGCATTTGATTATGCAGTATAACATTTCACTAGAGACACTTATCAAACAGCAGTTTCCTAAAACTGTTTCTATCAACAAGTTATTGAACAAAGAGGTTGATACGGACATTCTCGGTGATAAACTAACAGTCACACCAAACGGCGCTTGTTTCAGAACAGACAAACGTGGCTTTTTACCTGAGTTGATGGAGAAGTTCTATACTGACCGAATAAAGTTTAAAAAGTATATGATTGATGCTAAACAGAAGTATGAAGAAACTAAAGATCAAAAATATGTCAATCAGATTGGAACATATCACAACATTCAGTTAGCAAGAAAGATTGCCCTAAACAGTGCTTATGGTGCTCTAGGTAACGAGTATTTTAGATATTATGATGAACGTATGGCAACTGCTATCACAACATCAGGTCAGTTATCTATTCGTTGGATTGAGGCAAGAGTAAACAAGTATCTTAATGAGATATTGAAAACTGAAGGTGAAGATTACATTATCGCATCTGATACAGATTCTATCTATGTTCGTTTCAAAGAGTTGATAGATAAAGTCAACCCAAAGAATCCTATTGAGTTTCTGAATAAGGTTGCTGAAGAAAAAATACAACCGTTTATTGATGAGTGCTATCAGGAACTTGCTGACTATGTTCATGCCTATGACCAGAAGATGGAGATGGGTAGAGAAGTCATTGCTGACAAAGGTATCTGGACTGCAAAGAAAAGATACATTCTAAATGTGCATGACAACGAAGGTGTTAGGTATAGTGAACCCCAAATTAAAGTTATGGGTATCGAAGCAGTCAAATCATCTACACCACACGCTTGTCGTGAACGTATTAAAGAATCTTTGAAGGTGATTGTAAACGAAGATGAGACTGCTGTAAACGAATTCATACAGAACTTCCGTAAAGAGTTTATGAATCTGCCAGTAGAGGCGATGGCGTTCCCAAGATCATGTAACGGCATCAAGAAGTGGGGCGATAGGTCAAGCATATTCAAGAAGGGCACACCGATGCATATCAAAGGCGCTTTGATTTACAACTTTCTACTGAAACAACATAAGTTGACAAATAGATATCAACTGATACAAGATGGTGATAAACTAAAATATCTTTTGCTCAAAACACCTAACATCGTGCAGTCGAATGTGATCGCTTTCAATGGTGAGTTGCCGAAAGAGTTTGACTTACACAATCAGATAGATAAAGAAAAACAATTTGAGAAGTCTTTTGTTGATCCAATCGAAATCATTTTAGAATGTATTGATTGGCAAGTTGACAGAAGTTATGGTTCGCGAAGAACCTTAGAAAGTTTTTTCAGTTAGTTTGAGAGGAAAAAAGAGAGAGTGCTCTGTTAGCGCAGAGCACTAACTTATTATGAGTAAGATAGATAAAACAATAAGCGAAGCGTTAGGCATAGAATGGAATGGTGAGAACTACCAAGACTTTGAGATAACTGACGAAGATAGACGCAACAGAGGCGCGGTCCTGGACGAGAACGGAAAAGATATGACTAACGCATTTTATGGAAGGTCAAACAAAGGTAAATATCAACCACCACATAGCGAAGAAGCAAAACGCAAGATGAAGGGCAGGACCCCGTGGAACAAAGGAATGACCGGTGGGTGGGGTGCGTCGTTTGCCGGACAGAAACACAGCGAAGAAAGTTTGGAGAAGATGAGACAACCCAAAAGCGAAGCGCACAAACAGAAGTTGAGAGGACCCAGAGCGCCTTATCGTGATGATATAAAGATAGAGTGTTGTGGCAAAAAGAGAGACCCAGGCAACCACGCACGACATTTGAAAAGTAAACACAGATGATACTAAATGAAAAAGATGCTTATTGGGCTGCCGATAAACTGGTGAATTATTTTTCTGACTTCAAGAGAATAGATGACTATTTTAGGAGTCGGAAGATAGACCGCATCAAAGAGATGCCGACTCCGTTGTTTGGGTTGGGTCCAGAAGATGACCTGTTTCAAGATTTCAGTATGCACCCACAAGATATGGATTTTGAGGTAGTCAAACGAACAGGTGAAACATTTGATAACCTGTTAGAGATGACTGCCAGCTTCTCACCTGATGACCCACCCGGCAAGAATAGTAAACTCTGTGTTCAAGAAAAGAACTCAGGTAAGATTGTTGGGTTCATCAAACTGGCATCACCTCTTATCAATGCCAAACCTAGAAACGAATGGTTAGGTCGTCCTCTACAGACAGAGAACATAGAAGAAATGCGACACTTCAACGCAAGCACCATCATGGGGTTTGTGATTGTACCAGCACAACCATTTGGGTTCAACTATCTTGGTGGCAAACTGATGGCTGCAATATGTTGCTCACATGATGTTCGTAGATTTCTAAATCAAAAGTATGGTGGGCCTTTCTGTATGTTTGAGACTACCTCACTGTATGGTAACATCAAAGGCGGCAGTATGTATGATGGCATGAGGCCGTTTCTCCGATACAAAGGTGATACAGAATCAAAGTTCTTTCTAACCTTTGCTGATGATATGTACCATGAAATGCGAAAATGGTTTGAAGAAAGAAACGATGGACCTTTAGTACATAAAGATGCTTCGTCTAGAAAACTCAAGACACAGACCAAGATGATTCAGATTATTAGTAATAGTCTGAAACAATACAACGATGCGGCTTATGCTAAGTTTGTAAAGTTCCGTAAAGACACCGAGAATGTGACAACACAAAAACGATTCTATATGTCTACCTTTGGTTATGAGAATAGTCGTGAGTATATCCTAAGAGAGACAGACGAACTAAAAAAAGGTCAAGTTTGGGATAGACATGAGCTAGAAAATATAGTAAGCTGGTGGAAGAACAAGGCGACTAAGCGTTATGAGTCCTTGAAGGCAGACGGCAGACTACGAACCGAACTTGAAGTTTGGAAGCGAGACAACATAGACACAATAGATATTATACGATGAGTTTGTTTGATTTAAATAAAGAGAAGGTCTACCAAGATACTAAACGTATATTGGTTTATCCCAATATTACCTTTCAGAAAGATTTAGAGAAAGATAGTTATATTCAGGTTATCAAGAAGCAGATAAAACTGTTAAACGAAATTCGTGATGACTTGTGGTTTTATCTGATACTTCCTAAACCTGAACCCACACTAGTTTTTCCTAATGTGACTCAGTGGTATTTGGAGATGCCAACTTACCCGCCAACGATGCGGGCTCACTTTGATGTTTTTCAAATGCAGAAACTTATCAGTGAGAACTTTGATTTTGATTTGATAATGTCTCATCTACCAGAACACACCCATCAACTAAAGAATGTGATGTATAATGTAACACACCATGTTCCGCCTGTGATGGGTTACTGTCATTGGTTTGACCTTGATGAAGTTGTTGGTTGGCCTCAAGGGGCATTTAACCAAAACATCACAGGTCTATTAGAATATGACCGATGCTATTTGAATACACAACATCAGAAAGATATGGTCTTGAATCAAGCAAAGAGAATCTTTAATGACTCTGCTGTTGAAAAACTGAATAATATTTTAACAGTGCAACATCTAGGTGTAGACAAAGAAAACATTATAGATGATATACAACCTTACGAGAACATTATAGTATTCAACCATAGACCTGATACATACAAACACTTTGATGATT